CCCACCGCTACGTTTAAAGCACCTGTAGTATTTGCTAACATAGCCCGATACCCAACGGCTACGTTGCTGCTAGCGGTGGTGCTGTTTTCTAACGCACTTTTACCAACTGCTGTATTATTACCACCAGTCGTGTTGCTGTACGCAGCACTGTCGCCTACGGCTACGTTGTTACTGCCTGTCGTATTTAGACCCAGAGCATAACCCCCAAAACCAGCATTTAAAGCACCAGTAGTATTAGTTAACATTGATAATCTACCAACTGCTGTATTGCCACTTGCGGTGGTGTTTTGTCTTAATGCTCCATAACCTACTCCTGTATTATTACCACCAGTGGTATTAGTTTTTAATGCGTTATTACCTACTGCTATATTGTTAGATCCTGTCGTATTGTTTTCTAAAGCAGCGTCTGCTGTTGGACTATCTGAACCGATTGCCAAGTTATCAGCACCAGTAGTATTTAAGTTCAAAGCTAAGTGACCAACAGCAATGTTACCCTTTGCCGTAGTATTAGTTTGTAAAGAACCTTTACCAACAGCCACATTTCGATCACCAGTAGTGTTACTTAATAAAGCACGATACCCAACTGCTGTATTGTTGTCTGCGGTGCTGTTACTACCTAAAGCATTTTCACCTATAGCAACATTTGAACTTCCTGTTGTATTTGAGCCAAAACTATTTTTCCCAATGGATACATTGTCAGTGCCTGTTGTATTAGAAGCAGCAGCCTGAAACCCAACAGCAGTGTTGTTGGACGCAGTGGTGCTAGAGACAAGAGCATTTCTACCGATAGCAGTATTCTCCGCACCTGTTGTGTTTGACCCTAAAGCACCATTGCCCATTGCGGTATTGTCGTTTGCAGTTGTGTTTGCACCCAAAGCAAAGCCTACCGCTACATTGCCTGTTCCTGTCGTATTGGCACTTAAAGAACTAAAACCAACTGCAGTGTTGAAAGATGCTCCTACATTATTTAGACCCGACAAGCCACCGACAAAGGTATTCTTTACCCCTGTTGAAGTGGCTTCTCCTGCTTTATAACCAAGACCTACATTATAACTATCGACAGTAGAGGTAGAGTTTGTAGCTTCTAAAGCACTGTAACCAACAGCAGTGGAAAATCTACCTTGAGTTTCAGTAGATAAAGCCTGACTTCCTACTGCCACATTTCGTTGACCTGTCGTGTTAGCATCAAGCGCCAGTGTACCAACAGCCACATTAGAATCACCAGTCGTGTTAGATAAAAGAGACTGATAACCAATACCTATGTTGTTGTCTGCGGTGCTGCTATTCTTTAATGATTCATAACCCATTGCTGTATTATTTGAACCAGTGATGTTTTGTAAAAGCGCACTTCTACCAAAACCTGAGTTATAACTACCAGTTGTAGTATTAGCTACTGACGCCATACCCGTACCTGTGTTTGCAGTACCAGTAGTATTGCCAAGCAGTGAGTTTTTACCAACAGCCGTATTTTCACTTGCGGTGGTGTTGTTTGCTAATGCCGATACTCCAACAGCAGTGTTATTAGCCCCAGTTGTATTATCATACAAAGAAGTATTGCCCAGAGCAGTATTACTTGCACCAGTACTGTTGGTATACCCAGAAGCTTCTCCAACAAAAGTATTATAATCAGCAGTAGAGTTACTGTATCCTGCTAATCTACCGATAGCCACCATTCCTGTACCAGTGGTATTAGTATACCCTGCATTGTACCCAACTGCAACGTTGTTGCTTGCGGTGGTATTTCCATCTAATGCCTCAAATCCAATCGCTACGTTATTAGCACCTGTCGTATTGGTATCTAGTGCGTTTGTACCAATGGCAACATTTTTTGCACCCGTAGTATTTTCAAGAAGAGCCTGACTGCCTACAGCAACATTGCTGTTTGCGGTAGTATTATTAAAAAGAGCATCATGGCCTAGTGCAACATTATAAGCACCAGTTGTATTTGTATAAAAAGTATTTTCTCCTAGTGCAGTATTACTATGCCCTGTTGTTGTACTTCTAAGGGATTGATAACCTACAGCAGTGTTAAATGAGCCTGTTGTGTTTGAAATAGCAGAGTGATAACCAATAGCAGTTAGTCTAGCGCCTGTTGTATTTACTGCCCCTGCTGAATCACCAACTGCTACATTACCAGTTGCAGTGGTATTTGCGGCTAAAGAACCACTACCTACAGCAGTATTAGAAGCACCTGTAGTATTTGCCCCAAGTGCAGAGTTACCTATGGCTGTATTCTCATTAGCGGTAGTATTTGCATCAAGGGCAAGTCTACCAACCGCTGTGTTTTGAGCGCCTGTAGTATTTACTTTTAAAGCATTTTTACCAATCGCAACATTATTAGAAGCTGTTGTATTTCCAGTTAATGCTTGTGTTCCAATGGCGGTATTGTCACCACCAGAAATGTTTGCATCTAGGGCATTGTAGCCCATAGCTACATTGTCTGACCCTGTGGTATTTACAAGCAATACATTTGAACCAACAGCAGTATTAAAACCACCTGTTGTATTTGCAGTTAGTGCAGATGAACCTATAGCAACGTTATCTCCACCGGGGCTTGAACCATCTAAGCTATCTAATGCAGTTAAACCAAATGCTATGTTTCTAGAACCAGTAGGAAAGTTACCGTCTAGTCTAATGGTAGCATCTGTACCCTCGTCATCAAAGACTGTTATTCCATGTGTTGTTATTGATCCATCAAAGAATGCATTTTTATACATTAGTGATGCTGTACCCAAGTCTACAGTATTATCTGTCTTAGGACGCATAACTGATGCAGTAATAACCACATCTTGCGTTGGACCTATCTTTTCAATAGGTGCACCTTCAGCAGATGTACCATCGTGTGTATGACCAGAAGATGAATTAAATGCGGATTCTACTGCATCAAACTCACCATCTAAATCAGAAGCATTAATAATGTTACCGTCAGCAATGTTGTTTGCGGCATCATTTCTAGTGTAACCTGTTCCCATAATAATTTACCTTCTTGTATTTGTTCCGTACTCTAATGTGATAGCATCTAAAGAATATGGTGGATCAGTGCTATCAGATGTGAATTGTAGAGATACAACAAAACCTGATCCTATTATTTGTGTTTCAAAAACTGTTAGTAGTTTAGTTCCAAAAGTAGCTGACCCAAATGTTCCAGCACCATAAAATGCGACAGAACCCGTAGCATTATTAATACTTATTGGTAGTGGTTGTACACTTCCCTTTTGGTCAAAGTCTAGTTTTAAACTTGAGTTAAAAGTTACACTACCTTGAGGGTCTGTATATAAAAACATTTTATAAAATGTCTTACGTACTCTTGGGTCGCTTATTGGTAAGTAAGGTGTAGAAAAACTAGAAGATATGTTAGCTCCATCAAAACTACTACCTTGTTCCATATGATATAAGTAACCATCATCATGTGCAAAAACTATTGTTTCTGTATTTGCATGTAGTTTACTATCAGCTACATGTGCTTTTATACCCCTTATATCTGACCAAGACATACCATCTCCACCCTGACCAGCAAATTGTGTTCCTAGTATACCTTGTGCAGAAGTTGTACTAATATTTGTATTGTAACCTAATATACGATACTGAGACTTTTCTCGTATTACAACACTTGCAAAAGAAGTATTAGCTGCAATAAAATCTGTAACTTCTTTTTGTATTGTTTTAGATACAACAGCTAAACCAAAGTCTCCTATTCTATCTGTAGCACTTAATAGTCTTAATCCATCTGGACCAAGAAACATTACATCACCACCTACTTCTTGTATCGTATCTGTATTAGGACAACCAATATCTAAAGTAACAGGTTGTAATGTAAAGTCTGCTATAGTATTACCAGTTAATTGAAAGATAGAAGAGTTAGTAAATATTATTAACTGTTGTCTAAATACTATTAGTCCAGTAAGTTCTGCACCAACACTTATAACACCTGATCCATTTGCTGCTGTAAAATCACTGTCTGTAAATGGTGCAGTAAAAGTTAATGTGCTACCCTTACCAAAAAATAAATGGTTCTTAAAATTTACAACAAACTTTGCAGCTAGTACATCTGATGGTGCATCATTAAGTGCAGTAAATATATTTTTATCATATAGTGCAGGTGGGTTAGTTTCATCAACAATAGCTATTTTATCTGTTCCAGAGTAGTTATACCTAGAAAATCTAGTTTTACCAGAACTTTCTCTTGACGTACTTAAAAAAGTTATTACGGCATCATCTGCCGGAGAACTAGCTAGTGCAGGTACTATTGTTAATGTCGTACCACCCGAACTAACTGTAGGTGTAGAAACTATGGTATATATTAAATCTACACCAGCTATCTTAAATACGTCACCACCTTGAGGTGTACTAGCTAATCCATCTATTATTAAACTAGTTCCTGTTTGTGATGCACCATTTACAAGTACAGTTCCATACGAAGGAATATTAATTAAGCTATAACCTGTACCACCAGTTTTATATAAACTTTCGTTTTTAGCAACTATAACTGTATCTGTAAATACACCACAACCTTTAGCTAAATAGTTACTACTTGTGGTAAGAAACTCTAGGGAGTCTCCGTTTAATGGTGATGCAAGTAAACTTGTAGATAAGGTTAAGTCAGCAGTATTATTTGTATCATTAAAATTAACACCACCTGCTGCTATTGTATAGACCTCACTAAATGTTAAAGCTATATTATCAGCAAGAGTTACAGCTTGAGATAATGTTACAGTGCTGCCACTAAAAGATGCTACTGTTACACCTGAAGGAACTCCTGTACCAGTAACATCCATTCCTGCTGCTATTGTACCAGATATACTGTCAAGTATATGTGTTGTTGTTACAGCATCGGGTGGACCAAATGTTAATACTTCATTGTCTGGTAAACTTTGAGCAGCAGATAGTACAATATTATTTTGATCTGTTACTGTTGCTACTGTTATTGTTCCTACCATACTGTCGCTAGCAACGGTCATACCAACTACAATAGTGCCAGAGTTACCATCTACAACTACTGCTGTAGTAGAAGATGTAGCACCGTTTACACTTGCAGTTGCAGTATTGTTTACTTCTGCAGTTGCATGAACAAGTTTAAAAGTATCACCTGCTTCTGGTGTTTGACGTATGTTACCTATATTTAAACTTGTACCAGTTTGACTTGCACCTCTTACAACAGGTGCGCCATATGGAGGTATTATATTACTGTCGTACTTGTCAAAGCCTTCTATTCTACGATAGCCACCTTCAACAGATGGTTCAAAGTTTCTAAGAGTTCTTGCAGATCCCGGTAAATTTATACCTTGCTGCAAAGGACTCATGTTTGTAATAAGCCCACCCCTAAACTCAATAGGGTATGTCTGACGGGTTGTAGGCATTTACGAAGAAACTCTAGCGTTTGTTTGAACTGTAGTATTTACAACAGTTGATCTAAGATAATCATAACGGTTTATATATAAACTTCTCATTTGTTTTATTTCTTGCTCAAATCTACCTTGCATCATTGCAGCTTCTTGACTCTCACCTCTAAATAAATAAGTGAAGTGCATAGCACCATTTACAATTACATACCTAAATTGTTCAGGAACACTTGGAACATCTGTAGCATTTATTAAATCAACAGGTAATCTGTAGTATTCATAAACTAATTCATAAGCTTTGTCTGGTGCATTAACTAAACCAAACTCTGAACTAGGTGCTTTAAATACAAGAGTTGGACATGCTCTTAAAGATGTTGATGTATTATACTCTACATCTGCATAAGTGTCAAGGTATTCTTCATAAGTTATTATATTTAATTTTTTAGTTTCGTTACCTAATGTATCATTTCTTTTTATTCTAAAGCTATTCATGTTTAAAACTTTAGTGTCAGCAGGAAATGCATACCTTACAACTCCGGGAGTAAGTGTTTCTTCTTCTGTAACATGATTGTAAGGCCACTCAAATTCATGTTGGTTAATAAAACGAATAGATGCATTTACTGCATCTTTAACCATAGCATACTCACCAGTGGCTGTAGCAAAATTAGTAGAGTTTAATTCTACTTCGTTAAGTCTACGGTTTATATCATTAACAAGACCAAGATAATCGTATGCCATTTATCGTTCCTTTAACCGTAATTTAATAGTACGTTCTGCTGTACTTCCAGTATTGTCAGTCATGCGACAAGTAAAAGTATATTCTACATTAT